CCAACTGAAGAATAAGACAAGTGACGACAATAAAAAACACGAACGATCTGCTGACATTCCTAGAAAGTCAAGCGGCTCTAAGACAAGATTGGTTTGGGCACAAGCAGCAGCGCATGACGGCCATCACATTGGCCCATGAAATTGCTGCTCGCCACGCCGATAAAATGAGTCCCGAAGATGTGGTTGATTACGCGATGGAGCTTAATCAACGCATCTTCGACAAGATCATTGACCCAACAAGACAAGGAAAGAAATGAAACTCTCTGCTGCCTTTGGCGACATCTCCGCGCTTCGCACCAAATCGTTTGAGCTTGGTGGACACAAGTTCAAGGTTCGTATCCCTCTGTCTAAAGAGCTAGAGGCGATCACTGAGCGCACCAATCAAGTTGACCCAGCGAAGTACGAAGAACGCTTTGCGCGCCTGACCAAAGGCATGGAAGTGGTCGATGGTGATGTCATGGTTGATGGCCGGTCCACTAAAGAGTTGGTGGAAACCGCTATCCGGTTTGAGAACCGCACTGTCGAGTTCTTCAAGCTGCTGGTGGCCGACAGTGGCGACCTGAATGATTTGACCTATGAAGACATCGAATCTGAAATGCCGCTGACGGTTCAGATTGAGATGATCAATGCCATCGGTGATGCGATTCAACCTTCGTTTGGAGAAAGCCGAAAAAACTCCTAAGGGACACCCGTGCCCAAGTTCGGGCATACGTTTGGGCGCATGGTGGGTGTCCCGACAACATACCGGCCACAGATATGCAGAACATCGAAATCATGTTTCACGATGGAATGCTCGGGCCGAAGGCTACTCTGCTGGCGTTGAGTTCGCTCACCACCGGCAACCTCAACTCCAAACTCAAGCAGGGCACAAAGCCGTTCCGCATTGAGGATGTTCTCCCGTCAACGTATGACTACATTCATCCACCGTTGACATCGGAAGAGCAGAAACGTCTTGTCAGTCAACAACTGCTTGCATTCATGTCGCAAGCTCCGGGTGCAGATAAGGCGTTAAATGGCATACGTTCCAAGTAACAGCACGGTCAAGCTGGAGGGGTTTGCTGAGTTAGAGCAGCAGCTCCTCCAGATGGCGCAAGGCTATCGCGCCGACAATATCGCTCGCAACACGCTTGTGAAAGCGGCAGAGCGCGCAATGGTGCCTGTGCTTCTCGACGCAACGTCCAGAGCGCCGTTCGATGAGAACAACAACGATGGCATTCACATGAAGTACACCATCCGACTGGATGCGCGCATTCCCACCGGGCGCGATCTGATGTCGGAGTATGTGAAAGAGACTGATGCGGCCATCGCGGTTGTGTCAGTCAAAAAGTCGGCAGTGTCATTAGCTCAAGAATTTGGCACCAGAAAGCTTGCTCCGCAGCCCTTTATGCGGCCAGCTATAGAGGGTGCCAGGGATAGAGTGTTGAGCATTCTGAAGACTGAGCTTGCCCAGGCTATTCCGGCTTACGCGCAGAAGATCAGTCGCATGAGGAAGAAATAATGGCTTCAAATAATATTGCTCGACTTGGTGTTGTCCTCGGCCTGGACATGGCCGAATTTAGCGCCAATGTTGATGCCGCAATCGCCAAGCAACGTCATCTAAAAGATGAGATTAAGCGACATAGCAATGCGGCGGTGCGTGAGCTTAATGAGCTTACAAACGCCACCAAGGACTATGGCCGCGAAGTCACTAAGGTAGAGCAGATTCAACGTCAGATTGACGCAGGCCGATTTGCCAGCGCAACTGATGACATGAAAGCACGTCTGCTGGCGCAGGCCGCAGCTTATGACGCAAAGGTTGCATCGCAAAAGAAATCGTTTGATGCCACCAAGCTCACGATAGAACAGCAGCAGCAGCTTGCGTTCCAAACGACCGACTTGGTGACGCAGATTGCTTCTGGGCAAAACGCTCTGATTGCAATGATCCAGCAGGGTGGTCAGCTTAAAGACACGATGGGCGGCTTCAGCAACATGTTTAAGGTGCTGGCCGCGCAGATCACGCCTTTTCGCTTGGTTGTTGCTGGCACTGCTGCTGCTATGGGCGTGCTTGGCGTGGCCTTTTATAAAGGCTATCAAGAATCGGCTCGCCTGCGCGATGATCTTATTCTGACAGGTCGCTATGCAGGCATTACGCAAGACCAGTTCCTGCGACTCGCTTCTACTATCAGTGACAAGCTCGGCACTTCTGTTGGCAATGCTAAGGATGTTTTCAGCCAGCTTGTCGCGTCTGGCAAGTTCACTCAGACCAGCCTAGATTCGGTCGGCGAAGCAATCCTGCGAATTGCACAACTCAGCGGCAAGACTGCCGAAGAAGTCGCGCAAGACCTTATTCCGTCATTCAATGGCTCTGCGTCAGCGGCCAAGTCGCTGAATGACAAGATGCATTTCTTGACGTTGGAGCAGTACAAACAGATTGCTGCGTTGGAAAAGTTGGGCAAGACGCAAGAAGCCGCCAAGCTGACCGCAGATGCGCTGAATCAAAAGCTATCTGAGCAAGAGCGGCCATTGGGCATTCTTGAAAAGTCATGGAATGCCTTAAAAGCAGCCGCCAGTGGCGCATGGGATGCCATGCTGGGCATTGGTCGCCAGATGGACCTTGAGGCTCGCTTGCAAAAACAGATTGACGATGCTACTGCAATTCTTGAGTCATCTGGCCCAAGCGGTGAAAGAAGCATTGAAATTGCAATGCAGCGAGAAGACGCGCAACGCCAGCTAGATGCATTGCGTAAGAAGCGCGAAGAAGAAACTAAGAAGGCGCAAGAGGAATCGAAAAAGATTTCGATGTATGAGGGCGCTGGCGGTCTTGCAAAAGAGACTGCCTTGCGAGATGAGTTGGCTCGCAAGAGCATCGAAAACCGTTTTGCATTGGAGCGCAATGCAGCAACTGAAATCGGCAAGATTGAGCTTGAAGCGGCAGAAAAGATCGCGCTGGCTCGCTTGCAGATGGATCAAAAAAACAGGAATGAAAACAACGTATTTGCCAAGCTCAATGAAGAGAATTTGGCAAAGGACATCGTTGCAATCAATCTAGACAAAGAGCAAAAGATTCGCGCTGCTCAAACTGCACGCATCGGCGCAATGATGGCCGCTGAACAAGAGTTCAAGCAAAGCTTGCGCGAAGACATGATGATTTACGAAGCGCAATTTGCTATTCAACAAAGCTCGCTAAACCTTGAGAACAAAGCACTTGAGTTGAAGAAGCAAGAGCTTGAGCTTAACGGTCAGAACCTCTACATGTCTGACCTTGACCTTCAAAAGCTGCGGCTCCGCATGGAGTACGAACAGCGTCGAGAGGCTATCCGGCGCGATCCCAAGCTGTCATCAGAAGCTACTCAATCCATGATCGATCAGCTCAACTCTCAAGAGCAAGCCAAGATCGGTTTGATGGAAATGGAACAACGTCTTGGCGCGCTGCGAAGCATGAGCAATAGCGTGTTTGAGAACATGATGCGCGGCATCGAAACCTTCGTTCGCACCGGCAAGATGTCGTTCAAGGATTTGGCTCGCAGCATCATCCAAGACTTGATAATGATTCAGTTGAGGATGCAGCTAATCTCAATCTTCAGAATGATTAGCGGCAATGTCGGAACTTCCTTGGCCTATGGCACCAACATCGGTTCTCAACAAACCAACATGCTGGCTGCACAGGATGCTTTTTTCAGAGCCGATGGCGGTCCTGTGGCCGGAAACCAACCCTACGTTGTGGGCGAGCGCGGGCCTGAGTTGTTTGTGCCTCGCGGTGCTGGCACGATCATCCCCAACAATCAAATGGGCAACATGGGCACCACCAACGTGACCAACAACTACATCAGCGCGATTGATGTGAAATCCTTTGAAGAACGTATCTTCGGCAGCGCAAATGCTGTGTGGGCCGCGAGCACCTACGCACAGAAGCGTCTGCCTATCGGCGCAGGGAGAATGTAAATGTCATTCCAAACCATCGTTGACATCCAGCAGTCCATGACGGTGCAGAACCGCCGCATGGTCGGCCAACAGGTCACCCGTGGTGGGCAGATCAGAACGGCTCAGTATCTGAATGCCGTGCCGTGGGTGTTTACCATCGTGCCGCACAACTATCTGTATTACCCACAGGTGCGCGATGTCATCCAGACCATCGACAACCTTGACCGGCAACTGCCCGCCAACATCACGTTCAGCAGCACGAACCTTCAATGGTTCACGTCTTACCAAGGCGGCTTGAGTCTGGTGCAGGCTGCGGCTCTGACGCTCGCCAGCGTGCCCCCTGCTAACTCACAGACCATCACTGTTGGCAACTTGCCCGCAGTCGGCTCTACGGTTGTGGTGTTTGCTGCTGGCGACTTTTTGCAGCTTGGCAGCTATGTTTACAAAGTGACGCAGCAAGTACTGCGCGGCTCTGGCTCAACGGTTAGCGTGAATCTACACCGCCCTGTCATCGGCACGCCGTCTGTCGGCACGCTGACTGCCGTCGGTAAGGATGTGTACTTTCCGGTTTATGCCGAAGTGTGTCCGGTCTACTCGCTCACGCCTATGACCAACGGCGCGTTTGTGAACTGGGATCAACCGTTCGTGTTCCGGGAGAATGTCGCGCCATGACCACCACGATGACCGCGCTTAACAGCGCAAACATTCGACATGCTGAGTTCGTGCGGTTGGTTGTTGGCAAGGCGCCGTCTACGACTACCTACACGTTCTGTAACGCCGCGGCCCCCGTCACAGTCAGCGGAATCACTTTCAGCAACCTTGGGTCATTGCTGTTGGTGGGAGAAGTGCAGCGCGACATCAAGTCAACATCGTTTGACATGTCAATTTCCCTCACCGGCATTGACCCGAATAATGTTGCGTTGATCTTGTCGAGCGACATCAAGGGCAGCACGGTCGAGATGTGGCGCGGGTTCTTGGACTCAAACAATCAGATCATCACCACGCCAACTCAGCAATTCTTCAAGCGGTGGACCGGCATCGTCAACAACGTCAGCATCACCGAGGACTGGAACGATGAGATTCGGTCCCGCGTTGCGACTTGCACCATCACTTGCTCAAGCATGCGGCGCATCCTTGAGAACCGGATTGCTGGCGTTAAAACAAACAGGGCAAGCTGGCAGGCGATCTATCCCGGCGACGCATCTATGAGCCGGGTTGATGCAATCTCCAACACCTACTTTGACTTTGGCGGCAAGCCCAACAGCGGCAGCATTTCCGATCCTGGTGGCGGCGGCGGTGCTGGGCGAGATGTAAACATCCCTGATGAACAAATCCCATCGTGATCAGACTGGCAAACAAGTTCGACCTAGATGATTGCGTAGAGATGATGCGGCACTATGCCGCAGAGTCAAGCATCCATAAGCTAAGACAAGCGGCCAACCATAACAGTCAGTACGTCAAACAATTTTTGTTTAGTTTGATTGCTGGACGCGGCTTCATTTGCATCGATAGCGAAAAACGCGGAATGTTGGCGGCTATCGTCACACCAAATATTTGGTGTCCAGGTGTCAATGAAGTCAAAGAACTGGCATGGTGGGTTCATCCCGATCATCGGGACGGGACTGTGGGCGGCAAGCTATTTGTCTTTTTCAGAAAGCATGCTGAAGAATTGATTGAAGACGGCAGAGCAGAAATAATTACCGCATCGCTCATGGCAAACAGTCCCGCTATCGACCTCGAAGCGCGAGGCTTCCGCAGGATCGAATCGACGTTTTGTAAGGAATAAGAAATGCCATCATCAATTGTCATTGCTGCGGCGCAGATTTATGGATTGGTCACGGGCCTTATGGCTGCATATCCAGTCTTTGCGATGGCCGTTAACTTTGCCGTTTCTTATGCCGTTACACGGGTGTTTGGTGCAAAGGCGCCAAAGCAGCAAGACAACGGTGTTCGGCAGCAAATCCCGCCAAGCTCTGAAAACCGCATCCCGGTTGTCTATGGTGAGGCGTGGATGGGCGGCACGTTTGTCGATGCCGTGCTGTCAACCGACAACCAAGCGATGTACTACGTCTTGGCGATCAGTCACATCTCGCCAAACGGTCAAATCACGTTCGATACAACGCAGTTTTACTACGGCGACCGACTGATCACGTTTGCCCCTGGCACTAATCGCGTTGCTTCGCTTACTGATGGCGCTGGCAATGTAGACACCAAGATCAACAACTATCTGTATTTCAATCTTTACACGTCGACAGATGCTGGAGTCATCACAACCGTGATGGGGTCTGCGCCTAACGTAGCGATGGGCGGCTCTGACATTCCTGCTAGTCTGCGCTGGCCTGCGTCTGGCCGGCAGATGAATGGGCTGGCGTTCGCCATCATTTATCTGAAGTACAACACTGACGCTGGCACAACCGGCTTGCAGCCAATCACTTTTAAGCTCAATCATTCGCTTAACGGCACTGGAGTGGCAAATCCAGGGTCTGTGCTGCGCGACTATC